CGGAGGGGGAGTTGAACTGGTCGTCACCTGCTCCAAGGGAGCCTATCTTGGAGACATACGCCAAGGTAGCAGCGTCCCGTTTGACTATCCTATGGTTGTGGGTGTCCGCTACCCAGATGTGAGTGCCGTCCGTGGTGATGCCGAAGGGGTAGTTGAACTGGTCGTCACCTGAACCACGTGGAGTACCGTCAGCGGTTGCCAAAACGCCATCTACCGCCAGCCTCAACTCTATGTCCGTTCCCGTATCGTGCCGCGACCAAGCTATGCGGTGAAAACCTGGGGCGATAGCAGCACTCCACAACCGAGCCTTCCCCGCTGTGCCGTTTTGGCAGGAAAACACCAAGCGGGAGTCCAAAAACTCCATTTGAATACCAGCGTTGGAATCGAGCAAGTCCAGGTATACTCTATTGGTCGAACCCATCGCTTCGGGTATCCAGAGGAAGATTATGCCACTTGCGTCATCGCCAGCGGTTATAGGCGTGGGGAGAGTGGCACTCGCAGCCGTCGCCTCCTGGGTAGTAAAAGGGAGAAGGACGGAGCCTGCCACAATCTGGCAACAATCTACGAGCACCGCATCGCCGCCTTCAGGAGCAGAGACTAGAACGTAGGCGTTCCGCACCGAGTCTCCAGCGAAGGTCTTGGTCACGCTGATTTGCTGCCAATCTCTGGTAAGGGTTACCGCCGTGCCGTCCGTAGCTCCCGATACGTCTCCCGCCAGGCGGGCAAAGCAGGACTCCCCCACCATGCCCTCATTGGCAGCTTTTACCATCACAGTTAAGGTGTACTGCGCGTTGCTTGTGGCCGCGGTGACATCCAGCCCTATCCCTCCATTGGCATTGCCGTCGGAGGTGAACCGGCAGGAACGTACGCCGTGGCGGGCGTCCGTTGCGATGACGTCGAGGGCTCCGTTCACCGCCGCCCATGTTCCCGCGGTCCCTTGCTCGAAGGAAGTGTTGTCCGCATGGAGGGCATGCAGCGGGTTCACCGTGGCGGCGGAAGCACGGTAACCAAGCGGGTAAGGGTCGGCGCTCCTGATGCTTTGAAAGTTGTCGTAAAACTTTATCTGCGCGTCGGCGTGAGTGCTCCCTCCCATCAAGGCTGCCCGGGCGCGGGTAACCTCGTTCTCAAGCGCTCCCCCTGCGCCGTTGTTTATGACGCCAGCGTAATAGCTGATCTCCTCCGGATTGCCGTTTATGATCGCGGCGGGCAGGCCCGGGTAACCGCCGGAGAAGTCCGCTACTAGGTTCCCATTTATTACCTTCACGCCATGCTCCTTAGTGCGCCGACCAGTGCACTTCGATCCCGTAGGTTCTCGCGTTCGCGTTCGGCCATGCGAGGTCCAAGTGATCGGATGCCCCGAGATAGATCGGGCGCGGCGGGGTCCACAGGAAGTTTTGTACCGCAGTCATGTCCAGGGTCAGCACGTCCGTATCATACGCAGCTCCAGCTCCCTTGTCGATGGTGATGGTAAAATTTCCCGCACCTCCGACTGCCGACAAGTGGATCGTCACCTGTTCTATCCTCGCAGCCATGCCAGGATTTACCTCCATTGCCACGGCGCCGGAGCCGGTAGCCACGGCTGAGGTCATGTCCGCCGAGTCGTGGACGGAAAGCAGGTGCGAAGTGGAGATGTGGGCGCGATTATCGCTGCCGTGATCCTTCAACTCCACCGCGCCGATCTCGATGTCACCGACGGACAAAGCGCCGGTCCATTCGATCCATTTAGTGCCGTCCCAAACGTGCACGCCACTCCTCACTGGCTGGAGAAAGGCTTCCGCATCTTCAAATGCCATTTTATTCCTCCTTAAATCGGACTTATCGAAACCGGATCGTGGTAGACCACCAGGCGCGGCTTGTCCTTGCGGCCCGCTCCGGTCAAGATTTCGAACGCTCCCACCGCGCTATCTACCTGGTCATCATGGCCGCCCTCCGGAAAGGCTTCCAGCTCCTCCAGCCACTCGCTGTTCCAAGGAGCCTCAAGGATCTTCACGTTGCCTGCCTCGCACATGCTGCTGAAGGGATTGGCTCGCGCTTCCTTGCTGCCGGTTGGCCGGCGAGCTAAAAGGGTATAGCCGGGAAGCACCGAGCGGCGGTAGTGATCGATAACGTTGACGCCGCTGCTCCCCGGCTCCTGTTCCATGCCGATCACCACATCGCGCCCATCCTGTTGGGCAATATTGGAAATCCGCCTCTCCACCTCGCCAGGCGTGGCGCGGAATCTGGCGACATCCAGCACAAAGTACCATCCGTCATGCTCTCCGATCAGCGTCCCCACCGTCCAGCTCGGGTCCTTCCCCTTCGCCTTTTCCGTTGCCGCGAGGTCCCAGTACCTTACCCGGCGCAAGGGCTGAGGCGCATGTTGCACGACTTGAAACCACTCCCGCCTAAATTTGCTCCCGCCCTCATTGACCGACCAGTCGCCGTTCATAAGCCGTTCTCGTGTGACCGGATCAAGATGGCGCAGCTTGCGGAGGTACTGCTCCCTGTCCAAGTAGGGATTATCCGCGATCTTGGCCGGGACATACACGCGCCCGGCAGCCTTGCCCTCGATTAAAAAGCGCTGCCTTACCCAGAGGTGTCCTACACCACCAGGGTTGGAAGCAACACGCATCCTCAGCGGCACACCAGATCCTTCCAACCGGCGCAACCTGCTGAACATGTATTGGTACTGGGTAAGGCTGAACTGGGTCAACTCGTCGAAGCCGATGAATTGAAACTCCGCTGATTGATAGCGGTACTTGTCCTTCTCGTGCTGCAAATATCCGAAGGTGAGCGTGGCGCCGCTTGGGAAGGTGTAGGTCTTATCCACGTCGGACCATTTCGCCCTGCCGCGCAGCCACTCCGCGGCCCGGCTCATTATGGCGCCCGGCAGCGCCAGGTCGGGATAGGTGCGCCGCAGGATCAAGGCGGCATAGCCGGGAATATGAACAAACTGGAGTGCAGCCATCAGGAGCGCGTCGCTCTTCCCTCCCCCGGCAGCGCCACCGTACAGTGCCTCCTCGACTGGGAGAATTAGGTAAAGGGCCTGCTTGGGCGTAGGCCGATGGGGGATGTATTCATTCCCCAGAACCGTTGTCCCCAGGAAGTTCTGAAAGGATTTTTTCCGCTTCCTCGATAACACTTGCATAGTTGGCAAGAACCGCCTCCACTTCCTTTTTCCGGACATCCACGCTTCCCGAGACCTCGACGGCGACGTTGTCCCGCTTCCCCCAGCGGTCGGGGTGCTTGCGCTCGAGGTACCAAGCCGCCGCCTGCCAAACGCCCCTGTCCCGGGCGGCTTCAAAAACGAGGCTGAGGTACAGTCCCTCAGCCGTTGCTTCCGCCTTTTTTACATCGTGGTAAAACTTCTCAAACTGCTTGTCCCTGCCTACTTCGCCCCACTCCAGCCACTGCCTTGCAGTACGAGGATGAACCCCGGCAATATTGGCGGCGGTATCGAAATAATTCCCGACCTCCAGGCAGCGGATGATGATTGCCGCCTTCTCGGTATCCACCTTCGCGGTCCTTGGCCGTCCCCCTGCCTTCTTTACGGCTTTCTTCTCCATACCTGGGGTTTCGCTGTTCATCCCCTTTTTCCTCCCTGGCTTTTTTTGGTATCCATATTTCCAGCATATGGCGGGAGGAAAAGATTGTCAAATCATGGGAGCGCCAGGTTTGTAATGTGGGGAGGAGATTTCGCTGGGCGGAGCATACCTACAGCTAGCATATTTTCGGAGGACTATCGATCGAGCAACTCCCCTGAGGCCATCTAAGGCTAATCGGTTCCTCGCTGCCTTAAGGCTGCATTGGTTATTGGCGAGCCACCATGTCAGCCTTTCGGTTTAGCAGGGAACCGATATCGCGCTTAAGGGTACCACCCCTCTATCGTCCTGACCACCCTACAGAACCCGTCCGCATATCGCTGACCTCCGGGTAAGTTCCAGGCCCAGGCTTGAGCGGCAGGGTCATTCCCTACCCCGAGCGCATCCAACAGGGTGCAGTAGCCTTCCACGGTGTTCGGGTAGTTCTGGAAGGGAACCTTCCTTTGAAGAATACCAAAATCAAGGTAGCTATCTAAGCCGAAGCGACTTTCCACTTCCAGGGTAGCCAGGCAGTTCGCTACCGATCTATTGCGGGAGTAAAGGTAGCGGGCAATTTCGACCCCCCTGCCGTAATAAGGGGAAGCGACAGCATCCCGGTATTCAAGCCAACAATCCCAGCGATGGCCTTCATAAGCAATTAGGCAAGCCCTATACATTGCTGGATCAAGCCGCAACGGCGGCTGATTGGCTGTGTCCCCCTGCAGGAAGGCCCGTCCCCAATTGGTCAAGTCCTCGAATCCCTCAGGGTAATTCATCTCCCAGTCCAAGTACAGGTCGATTGATGGTCCAATCCCTTGCGGATAAAAGTAGTCGAGGTACTCGGAGCTGTAGTTGTAGTCAAAGCCCGCCACGGAGTAATCGGAGGGGGGTTGGGCCTCCTCGGGAGCCGGGCGACTCCCTTCTTCCTCCGTAACGGGCTTAGTCCCAACGACAGCAGGTAGGCCGATCTCGGCAATCCACTCCTCAATCGTTTTCTTCTCCGCTTTTGCTTCCGGTTCCTTTATCTTCCAGCCTTCTTCCCCTTCCTCTTTCTCAGCCCGCTTGACAACTATTGCCAACAGTAGAACGGTTATTGTTGTCAGCAGCAAGACGGTTATCATCAGCATGACCACAAAACGTTTTACCTTAACCCTTCGCATTTATCTCACCTCATCAGGTTGATTATCTCGTCTAACTGCGACGGCCTCACTATCAACGCCCTTACCTCCTCCACGTCGTTCAATGCGTCTATCCACGCTTTCTGGTCCTCGGTTACCCGGCCCTTCTCGGTTTTCAGCTCCAGGGCCCAGGCCGCCTCTCCCCGCACGCATATGAGGTCTGGAAAGCCCGGATCGGAACGTCGGGAATCGTAGGTATGGTAGGTAAGATAGCCACGTAGTTTTGCGTAGTGCCGGATTGCTTCCATCAGTTGCTTCTCGCTAACTTCTCCTGCTAGCTTCTTAGATGCCATTGTTCTAAAACCTTTTCCCTAATTTCGATGTGTTTTTTTTCGACTTCTTCCCGACTAATTATCCCTTTGTCACACATTGCCTCGAGAACTGCTGTAAACTGTATCAAAAGCTGAAGTTCCAGCCACCTCTCTTCAAACTCCTTCTCCATATCCTTCTCTGCCAATTTCTTCCTCCCCTCACTCGGATTCTTTACCCGTCCCGGAGAGCTTCTCCCGAACCTCCGTGAACCTTTTCTTGAGCTTAATCCTGTCTTCTTCGGATAGCTCCTCATCGATAAGCGAAGACATGGGGACAGGCTCCCCGGCAGGCTCCCGCTCTCTACACCTCTTCTCCTCATCGCGCCGGCGTTCGGCGGCTTCCAGCTGGCGGTCCCTGGCGAAGAAGGCTTCCTTTATCGGCCTCATATACCACTTGATATTTACCGGCCTATCCACCCCCTTCGACTCTTTCACCCTGGCCTCCATTTCCCGCTTGACTATTTTCACAACCTCATCTGTCGGAATCAGGCGCAGAATTGCGGCCAGCTCCTCTTTGAAAACTACGGCTTCGCCATTACCCATCTGCTTTGAGGTAATGGGCCATACACCGAACAGCGACTCGATTTTATGGAGTAGGTTATTTACATCTTCCCGCGTTTTTTCTGTCGGTTCCCATCCTGCTGGATATTTTATTTTGGGGAGGGTGTCCTCGCGCGCGCGCGCGCGCTCTTCTTCGTCGAGCTTTCGATCATTCGGACATTCGGAATCTATAATAGGGGGTGCAAAATAGTCACCACTAGGTTCACCACTAGGTTCACCACTAAGTTCACCACTAGGTTCACCACTAGGTTCACCACTAGGTAGTGACTTTATTTCACCACTAGGTAGTGACTTTTTGTAACCACCATTGGCCGGTTTTAGTGGTGTCAATTTTACACCACGGAGAGACAGCTTCGGGATATAATAAGTATGCGGTTTCCATGGATTGTCAGATCCCTCATCGATGATATATTTTTCCTCCGGCTTCGCCCTGGCTGGTTCCTCTTTGAGAAATCTTAACGCCGCAATGACGCTCCTGTTGCTATATCCGGTGATCTCCATAATCTCGACGATGGAGGTTGAGATTCTGAACGTCGTTCGATCCGCGTTCACAATTAGATAAAGGTACACTGACAGCGGCGCCCCCTTGAGGTTGCGTATGTGTTCCGTGATACCGCGCCTGATAATCGGGCCATAATCCTTGTCTGCTGCCATGTTAGCCCTCCCCTTTTTCAGCGACGATTTCCAGCGCCAATTATACCCCTCCCTCACACGCTCGGTGCTCGCGCTTGCAAGCGCTGCAAAGATGTGATCCGCAAGCTGAGCACCATGTAGCGGCTAGCTCGGTCCCGCAGTCGGCGCACCAGGGATCGGGAGTGCCGTGTGTGACCAGCTCCATTTGGCTCTCGAATGCCAACCACATTTTCAGGCCATCCCATATCTCATCAATGGCCGCCCGCAACGCACGTTGCCCTGCTTGTAACTGAGATATTGTGCAGTCGGCTGCCGAGCGAGGGCAAGGCCAGAAGTAGCCGCCCCTGGGAGTGGAGCAGATATGGATCTGGTGATCGGCCTGCAAGTGAAACATCATCGCCCTTAGCTGCCTGCTGTCCATGCCGAGCATAGCTGCCAATTCCTGGGAAGACAACGGCGTCTTGCACTCCATGAGCACGCGGATAAGTTCCATTTCTTGGGTGGAACAGAAGCTCATCATTTATTCCTCCAATCTAGGTAGCAAACAACGCAGATTATGGCTACCGATCCTAGCAGGAGCGGCACGGTGAAAAAGGCCATGTTGAGGCCGATCATCCAATCAGGCATCCTCGGTCACCTCCACCCTTCCAACTCTTTCCACCTTTCCGCCTTCCACCCAGTAGGTCGCTACCCCCTCGACCCCGGGGTCCTGCGCCTCCTCGGAGGTGGAGATCACAATGGCCGTGTCATATTCTTCCAGTCTTCCATAGATCCAGCCGGTAAGTCTGCTCCGGTTCTGGAGATCCAGAATTTCCACATCATCGATCACCAAAAGCCCAAGCCCGGAGGCATGTGCCAGGGCTTCCGCGCACGCTATCCCCACGCGCAGGCGCTCGGAAGTTGAAATCTGCCCCAGCTCCAGGCCGTTTACCAGAAGGTGGAAGTCCGGATCCAGCGAGGCGTACAGGGTGTGTGCGCCCCCGGTAATGGAGCCCAGGTTTTCATCCGCCCGCCCGGCCACAGTCGCGACGGCGCCTGCGATCAGCTTCTCCTTGATTCCCGCAGGCCCAAGGAGGGTGACCAACGCCTGGAGGCGCTTCGCCCGATCGGCAGCCTCCTTCGCCTCTTCCCGCACTTTCTCTGCCCTCTGCCGGGACTCAGTCGCCGCTTTTATCCGGGCGGCTAGATCGTACCCGTTGCGGATCCTCTCGTCCAGGGTGGAGATTTCCTGCCTTACCAAGTCAAGGCCCACAGCCTCGGGTAGGATAGCCAGCTCGGCTTGTATCTCCTCAAGCTGCTTCTCCAGGATTTCCCTTTCCCGGGCGGCGTTCTCTGCGCTGGTTGCCGCCGTAAGCCGCCCTTCCAATTCCTTCCTTTGAGCCTCAAGCTCGGCTGTTTCCTTCATGGCTTTTTCGTGGGCCTTGACCTGCTCTTTGCGCCTGCCCTCCAGATCCTTCACCAAAGCTTTGCGGTCGCTGTCGGACATGGTGCAGGCTATCACCCCCGGACCCAGCGGGCAGTCGCCCGCCCATTTTTTCAGCTTGGGGAGGGAGGCGTCCAAGGCTTTGAGCTCGCTTTGGGCCTCGTAGGATGCCTTGCGGGCAGCCTCCAGTTTCGCGGCCAGGACCTCCAGGGCGGCTCTCAGCTCCTCCGGATCCTCCTTCTCATCCGGGGTTTTCCCGCGCAGAGCCTCAAGGTCGCCCTTGATTTTCTCCTCCCGCCTGGCGAGCGCCTCCCGCCTTTCCTCCGCTGCTTCTGCGGCCGCCACCTTCTCCCGCAGCTTTTCCCGCTCGGCCTCCAGGGCGGCGATCTGCCTCTCCAACTCGGGGAGCTCGACGGCCGGTAGGCCGGAGGGGATATCCTCGGTCAGCCCTTCGAGCTTCCCGGCCAAGGAGTCCCGGTTCTTCTTCGCCTCCCTTCTCGCCTCGAAGGCCAAGTTGTAAGCCTGGTCGATCCAGTCTGTGCCTACCGTCTCAGGGATCTTGATAAGCGTGCGAAGTTCATCCAGTAGGTTCCCCGCTCCCTGGGACTCCGCGTAGTCGTTTACGGCGGACATGAGAGCGCCAGCGCTTATCTCCGGGCGAGCCAAGGCGAAGATCATCTCCTTCTGCTCCTTCGAGGTTAGGTTGATGAAGTGCGATACGTTTAATAGGGCGGCGAGGAGGTCCTCATCAGCTCCCAGTTTTTGGTAGAGAAGGTTCTGTTGGGCCGTGCTGGTGCCGCTCCAGTCCGCGACCTGGAGGGAGGAGCCGGAGGGCGATATCGTGCGCGTGACCTCCCCCAGGCCGTCGATCGAAACCGACACCAGCGCCTTCTTCGCCCCGGTCCGAACTGCATCGGCCAGTCCCCTGCCCCCTCGGTCCGTGAACTCGGCGCGTCCGGTAAGGGCCGCCTCGATCGCGTTCCTAACACTCGTTTTGCCACTGTTGTTGTACCCTTTTATCACGGTCAGTGGTGCCAGATCAAGCTCCGTGTGCTCGTGATTGCGGAAGTCCTTCAGCGTGATCTTTTCGATCCTCAATTTCACTCACCCCTTTTTAATCGGTTTCTTCCTTTAGTTTACCCTGCCCGGCTCAAACTTATTCCTCCGCCTTCCGGTGACAAAACTTAACGGTGATATCCTGCGTCAGCAAAGGCTCCAGGTCGGCCATGACGTGCGCCCACTTCTTTGCCGTGCGAAGGCTTTTGAGCTTTTGGCTGGAGACGTTGAAGTAGTCCCAGGGGTCCAGGCCGTGCCGGTCCAGGATGGAGGCGAAGGCGGGCTTGTCGGTGATAGCCCAGCCCCCGTCCTTCGGAGGCAGGTATCCGAAGATCTCTCCCCCTACAATGACCGGGCCGTGCTCATTGCAGTACGCCTTGAGCTTCGCCTGGGCCTCCCGGAGCTGTGCCTCCAGGACGAGGATGCGGCCGGCCAGGGCCTCGGGGTCCTCGTCTTCCGAATCGGCAAGCTCACACTCGGATGACCAGGGGCAGTAGGTGCAATGGGATCCCGGCGTGGGCGCCCAGTCCCTCTCGGCCCTGATCTTCTCGATGTCCTCGAGTATGCGCTCCTCCGTCTTAGCTATCTCCTCCGGGCCGATCAGGACGGAACGGACCGCGCCGTGCCTTATGAACTCAAGGTCACAGCGGACCTCGTCATAGCCGTACAGCTTATGTACGGTCCAGGCATATACCCGGAGCTGGAAGTCACGCTCTACCTCCGCCTGGCTGGGGACGGCCCACGAGCTTTTCCAGTCCCGGAGCTTCGCCTGGCCTTCCTCTACCTCCAGCAAGTCGATCACGGCCCAAAAAGCCAGGCCGTTCAGGGGTATCTTCTCCAGCTTCTCCACCTCGGCGATGCAGGCCGGGTCGAACATGTGGGAGGATATGAAGG